ATTCGTTGCTCATTTTGTCTAGCACGAATGAATCTTTATTGTAAAGATCTAGTTTTTGAGTTTGACCATTGCTTGATTGAATATAGTATATCATAGAGTTTTTCCTCTAGCAAAAACTGTGCCAACTTTAAAAACCGCCTTTTTACTGCTTATTTGAGACATTCTGAGACAAAATTGGTTGTCACAGTGACATTCTTACACGCCAGTGCTTCCAAATCCGCCCGTCCTTTCGCTTGAAGAAAGTTGAGTGACTTCTCGCCAATCAACAGCGTGATACTTTTCAATGATAAGTTGCGCGATTCTGTCTCCAGCTTTAATATTAAAATCAAAATTTGAACCAGCAATATTTGGAGTAAGTCCCATCATGCTTGCAAGATCGATGCTTAGATTCATCAAGACAACTTTAACTTCTCCGCGATAGCTAGAGTCTACAACGCCAGCAAGGACATCAATGCCATTCTTAACTGCCAATCCGCTGCGAGGAGCAATTCTTGCATAATACCCTTGAGGCACTTCGATTGAAAGACCAGTGCTAACCAAAGCGCGACTCATTGGCTTGATCCTTACGCTCTCAGTTGCATAAAGATCGTAACCAGCATCTCCAGTCTTTTGACGAGACGGGACAATTGCTAGATTGTTTAGTTTAACGAATTTAACTGGGACTATCGTTTCTATATCCATAATTGTAAATGAGATTTAATTTTAGAAAGACTTTCGGGATTCAATTCCTTATAGTAAATTTTGTAATATTCAAATATTTCTTTGAACTTATTACATTGATCGTATTCCTTAATATAAAATACTCTTTGAATTTCATGAGAAACTATATCCTTCGCGCAAGCGAAGCAAGGCGATATCGTCAAACATATAGTATCTGCATCTCCTTTTCTTATCAAAGACAAAGCGTTGGTTTCTGCATGGAGCATTATTTCGCGCTTCTTAGGACGATTTTTCTCCTCCTTCATCCAGTCTTTAACAGGGAAGCCTTTTTTAAGACCGTTGTATCCTGTTGAAATTATTCTGCCCTCTTTATTTAAGATGCAAGCTCCAACCTTGGTGTGCGGATCTTCACTTCTAGACGAAGCAGCAAGAGCCATCATGCACCCGTACTCATGCCAAGAAAGTCTCATGGAAAGTATTCTCGCTGGAGCAAAACAAAAGATCAAGTTTATTTGGACCTTTTTCTGGCATTCTTGTATCATTGATTATGACAATCGCTGATGCTTCAATTAAGTTATACCAATGGTATTTTAAAAATGATAGTTTTTGTGAAAATGATTTTATAAAGATTCTTGAGATTTCTGAACAACCAGAATCTGAAAGAGCTTGCATTTTATGCGCCCTTGAGGAATTTGAGAAAAATGGAGTCGTAAAGAAAGCCGTCTTTAATGAAAATAATTATTGGATTCTTTCTAAGAAGTTCGATGCTTATGAACAGAATATTACAATCTCTCCTAAAACTGCTTTCGTAATCGCAGAAATTATTAATTCTTACTGCACTTTAATTGAAAATGAATCTGAAAGATGCAACCCTGCTTCAGTCAGCGAGAAGGACATCAAGAACCTTCTGGTGATTTTCAACGAGATGCGCGAAAAGATTTTTGACAAAACCAAAAACCCTGAATAGGATGAGCTAGTTCTTTGTCTGGGTGAATAGCCTACTGGGGATATCCCAGTTTGAACGCATCAGAGACATCAGGCCCGTAAAAAGACCCTAGTCAACTGGATCTAAGAAATCCAACGCCATTTCGGGAAAAGGCGACGTTCCGCAAGGAGAAGACTTTGAAAAGCTGAAACCTCATTTTTCTCAAAAGAAAAAGCTGGCAGTTCGTCCTAAGAGAAATCCCACCCGTGAAGACAAAGAACTTAAACAAAGAGTTAGTCATTAGCTAGGCTCTCTTGAGAGGGCCGAAAGCCTGAGAAGCAGGTTGCGAAGGATTGAAATGGGTAACTCTTGATTATTTTAAAACTCTATAATTATTTTTAGAGATGACAGCCTTTTCCTATTTTAACTCAAAGAAAAATCATAAAGCTGGCAGTTCTCTTTACAAACACGTCTCTTCTGAATACTATGTTTTACTATGTCTAACTTATTCCTAGGAATTTCTGGTGCTGCAACTGTAGGTAAGGATACTTACTATAGATTACTAAAGCAGATTTGCTCAGAAGAGTTTGGAGTGAATGTAATAAGATTTGCTCTTGCTGATTCGTTAAAGAATGATTTATATTCTTTGATCTTATATAAATACGGAGTTGACATTTTTAATTGTTCAACTGAGGATAAGAACAAGGTAAGACATTTATTAGTAAGTCACGCTAGAGTAATGCGTCAAAATACTAAAGGTAGGTATTGGATAGAAAAGCTTCAGTCTGAAATTGATGAGTACAAGAAATCTGAAAATTTTAAACCTTCAGATATTTTTTGTGTAACAGATATTAGACACTTCGAATATTTAAAAGACGAAGTTGTCTGGATAAAGGAAGAAAATAAAGGAGTTTTAATTTATGTTGAAAAATATTTTTCAGACGGTTCAATTTGCAATCCTGCAAACGATGACGAAAGCAGAAACGATCCCGCTCTTAGAGAACATTGCGATTATTTGCTTCGTTGGATGCATGGATCTGATGAACAAACTTTGAAAATTTCCGTCAAAAAAAGTATTGACAACTTGATAAAACAAGGTAAGCTTTACGCACATGATAGATTCAACTGATAACGAACTTGTAGCGAAGGTAAAACTTCATCAATGCAACCAATCATTAAAGACTCTGATAGATAGGCACTCTCCTCTCTGTTTTGATATATTTAAAAAGTATAATAAGATTCTTCAAGAAAGAGGCGTAAGCCCAGAAGATCTTGCTAATGAAAAAGATTACATTATTTACAAGTGTACTCTTAATTTTGACGAAACTCAAAATAGTAAATTCTCAACTTGGCTTGCTAATCACGTTAAATACAAATGCTTAACAAACATTACTAAACATAAGTGGACGCTTTCCATAGACGATGAAAACCAAAAGAATCTTGTAGCAAATCTTAGTCAAGAAACTAATGATTTTGAAGAGAAAAAGGAATATATTTTTAATCTTCTTTCTCAAATGAAAGACAAGCGACTAGAGAAGATTATCATGTTGAGATACTATGGAGATAAGCCTTCTCGTAAGTGGAAGAATATTTCAAAAGAACTGGGCGTAACTTATCAGACGGCAATCACATTACACAAAAAAGCACTAGAGTTCTTGAAGACTAAAATAGAGAGCAAAGAAATGCAAGATTTCGTGTAAAAACTCTTTACTTTTTTTGTTGGTACAGGTAGTATTTACTTGCATATCTTATGCCTACTCCTAATACTAACAATACTGACAGTAATTCAATTCGACGCGAACTTGGCGCACTTTGGAGCCGCAAAGGCTCTAGTGGTTCTGAGTATCTAACTGGTAAGTTCCGACTTAAGGACATCAAGGACAACTTTGATGAAGTTAAGATCATTGTGTTTCCAAACAACAAGAAGAAGAACGACGGGTCTCCCGATTTTCAAATCTTCATGGAAAAGGCTCAGTACGAGACTTTAACTGGAACTCAAGGATCTCCTGCTCCTGCTCCAGCATCAAAACCCGCTGCTCGCCCAACCGTTAAGCCTATTGTAAAGGCCGCAGTCAGTCAAGTTAGCGCAGATGACGATTTGATCTAACATGAAATTTGCCCTACATCTTCCGGTAAACACGACCAGTTTTGGTCAGGTCTCAATTCAGCTTCTCAAAGAGATTTACTCTTTGAAGTTGGAGCCATCTCTATTTATGATTGGCAATCCTGATTTCGGTCAGGAAGAGATTACGGAAGATTTTAAGAATTGGTTTAATTCTTGTTTGAAGAAGGGTCTCCGATACCATTCAAGAAAAGATCCAGTTTTTAAACTGTGGCATATTAACGGCTCACTTGAGTCTTATAGTGATCGGCAGTTTTTACTTACTTTCCATGAACTTGATGCCCTCACTCAGACTGAGATTAATATCTTAAAGAATAATGACAAGGTATTAGTTTCTTCCCCTTATTCAGTGAAGGTATTCAGTGAACATGGGGTAGGTAATGTAAGTTATTTACCCCTGTTCTTTGACGCAAAGAATTTCAAAGCTACAAACAAGACTTACTTTAATGACGGCAGAATCACTTTTAATCTTTGTGGCAAGTTTGAAAAGCGCAAGCATCATGTAAAGGCAATCCGTGCATGGATCAATAAGTACGCTAATAATAGCAGCTACTCTTTACAGTGCGCTCTTTATAATAATTTTCTATCTCAAGAAGATAACACTAAATTGATTAACATGGCAGTTGAAGGCAAGAAATTCTTCAATGTCAGCTTCTTTGGGCATATGGCTCAAGTTAATCTTTATAATGAATTTCTAAATTCAGCAGACGTTATTCTTGGAGCTTCAGGAGGCGAAGGTTGGGCTTTACCAGAATTTCAATCAGTTGCAATTGGAAAGCATTCTGTAATTATTAATGCTCATGCTTATTCTGCTTGGGCTAATGATAAGAATTCAGCTTTAGTAAACCCCTCAAGCAAAATTCCTGCTTATGACAATATGTTCTTTCACCAAGGACAAGAATTTAATCAGGGAAATATTTTTGACTGGTCAGAAGATGCTTTTATTGAAGGCTGCGAAAAGGCAATCGCAAGAGTAAAGCAAAGCAGAATAAATCAAGAAGGTTTGAAGCTTCAAGAGCAGTTCACCGTCAGAAAGACAACTGAACAGATCCTTTCTCTTTTTTAATATGCCAGTTTATATTTTTCAAAATCCTAAAACTAAAGAATACAAAGAAGTTTTTCTTTCTGTTGACGCAGAGAAAGTGTATTCTGAAGGAGGAGTAAAATGGCAAAGAATTTTCATCTCTCCTAATGTAAGTGTAGATACACAGATAGATGCGAACTCTGAGCGAGATTTTATTGAAAAAACTGCGAGAAAGAATTATAACGTTGGTGAGATGTGGGATTCCTCTAAAGAACTTTCTGAAAAACGAGAAAGAGAAAAAGGAATAGACCCCATTAAGGAAAAATCTCTAAAAGAGTATTCTAAGGTCCGTCGTGGCGCAAAGCACACGAACAAGGCTGGTATCTAATTTTTCGTTTCCCAAATCGGTTTTTCTTCGGTGTAATTATTATCCCTATATGAGCAAAGCTATTAACTTCCTAGACGAAATGGCGAACTTTACGTTCGTAACAAAATACGCAAAATATGACGAAAAGAAGAAGCGCAGAGAGACATGGGACGAGACTGTTACAAGAGTCGAGACCATGCACTTGAAGAGATTCAAGCACCTACCAAAAGAAGACAAGTATGAAATTTCAAGAGCTTTCGACTTGGTTAGAGAAAGGAAGGTTACTCCTTCAATGCGTAGTATGCAATTCGGCGGTAAAGCGGTTGAAGCGCATAATGGAAGAATCTTTAATTGCGCTGTACGTCATATTGATTCTATTCGTTCTTTTGCTGAATCTTTTTATACTTTGCTTTGTGGTACTGGCGTTGGATTTGGTATCACTGATAAGTTCCTCAATCGCCTACCTGATCTCGTTAACGCTAAAGATAAGACTGGGACGGTAATTACTTATACAGTTAATGATAGCATTGAAGGGTGGGGCGACTCAATTGAAGCTTTGCTAAACTGCTATTTTAAGAATACCGCTTATTCTGGCCGTAAGATCGTATTTGATTACAGCAAAATTCGCCCAAAGGGAGCGAAGCTTAAGACTGGTGGAGGAAAAGCTCCCGGCTATAAAGGTCTCAAGAACTGCCATTTCAAGGTTAAATTGCTACTTGATACTATTATTGAAGATAGCAATCAAACCCGCCTTAAGACTGTCAATGCTTATGATATTTTGATGCATTGTGCTGATGCCGTATTGTCTGGAGGTATTCGCCGTTCTGCTTGCAGCGTTATCTTTGACGCTCAAGATAAGGACATGATGAACGCCAAGACTGGCAATTGGTTCCTTGATAACCCTCAGAGAGCTAGATCAAATAACTCTGCAATTATTATTCGCGGCAAGACTTCTTATGACGAGTTTGAAACTCTAATTAATAAGACTAAGGAATTTGGTGAGCCGGGATTCTTATATGTTGTTGATGAGAATCAGCTTTTGAATCCTTGTTTTGAGATTTCTTTTATTCCAATTACTAAAGATGGACGTTGCGGATTCCAGTTCTGCAATCTCACTTCTATCAATGGAGCGAAAGTTAAGTCTCTAGAAGATTTTAAAAATGCTTCTTGGGCTGCGTCATTGATTGGAACGTTGCAAGCTGCATATACGACCTTCCCTTATCTCGGTCATACTTCCGAAGAGTTGACCGAAGAGGAAGCTCTGCTTGGAGTTTCTATTACTGGAATGATGGATAATCCAGACATCCTTTTTAACCCAGAGCATCAAAGAGAAGCTGCCAAGGTTTCAGTAAATACTAATATTGAATGGGCTAAGAAGATTGGAATCAATCAAGCCTCTAGAGTTACTTGCATCAAGCCAGAGGGAACTAATTCCATTGTATTGTCTGCTGCTTCTGGAATTCATCCTCACCACGCTCGTAAGTACTTCCGCCGCATTCAGGTCAATAAGGAAGATAATGTCTATAAGTTCTTCAAGATGTTTAATGAACACGCTTGCGAAGAGAGCGTTTGGAGCGCAAATAAGGTTGATGATGTTATTACATTCCCTATTGAAGTAAGTGAGAATGTCAAGATTAAATCTGAACTAAATGCAATTGAGCATTTGGAACTTATTAAATTGACACAAACTAACTGGGTTAATTGCGGCACAACTGCTTCAAATAAGAAGCCTCTAAATCATTCAGTTAGCTGCACCGTTATTGTTAAAGACGACGAATGGAAGACCGTTACAGAGTACCTTTATAACAATCAAGAGTACTTTACTGCCGTTTCTTTGCTTCCTTATTCTGGAGATAAGATCTATCAACAGGCTCCAATGGAAGCAATTGTAACGCCTGAAGATGAAGTTAAATTTAATAAACTTCAAGAAGAGTGGTCAAAGGTTGACTTTACTAAGCTTATTGAAGACGAGGACGAGACTAGTCATACTCAGGAAGCTGCTTGTGCTGGCGGAAAATGTGAGCCAGTAAGTCTATAAAATTTTTAGACTTTTTTGTGCTATAGTATTTTACAGAGTGTAGAATACTATATGCACATCATGATGGCTTTAAATAAGTAAAAATATGAATACACCAGCAGCATCCATAGATTGGCAAACCTTATTTAATATTGCTTTCATGATCGCCGGTTTTTTAGCTGGATGGATCTTCAAAAGGACTTTTCATTTAATTGACAAGCAAGAGCAAAAGACGGAAGATCTTTCAAACAAACTTCACGCCATTGAAATATCTCTTCCAAAAGAATACGTTAACAAAGAAGATCTCAATAAATTCTCAGAACATATTAACGCTAGATTTGATAAAATAGAAGCTAAACTTGATAATATCATTGAGAGAAGCAAAACATGATTTCATTTTTAGTTTTAAATTACAATAGACCTAAAGAAACAGATCTCTGTTTAAAGTCAATCAAAAAGTTTGTTAAATTCTCTCATGAAGTAGTTTTGCTAAATAATGGCGGTCAAGACCATGATGCTATTTTTCAGTTTTTCAAAGACGGCTTGATTGACAAGCTAACTTTAAGATCAAAAAATTCAGGATGTGGACTTGGCACAAGAGAACTATTCAATGATTTCAATTTAAGTAACGAATACGTTATTTACGTTCAGTGCGATCAGTTCATGATCCGTGAGTTCTCAGAGCAGGAAATAGCTAGTTACATTAACATTTTAAAGTCAGACGAATCAGTAAGCCATATTGATTTATCTGGAAATCAAGGAAACGGCAACTATTCTGAAAGAGCGCACCTAATAAACAAAAAGTTTTATAACAGTATCCCAAATACAATTGGTGGCCCCGGTCCATACGCAAACGAGATGTGGACAGAAGAGAGTCTTCAAAAATTCTTAAAAGCAAATAACAAGAGATTTCTCGTTTCAAAAAATCTTCTATTTGCAGACAATGGTAAAGTATCTATTCGTGAATACCCTTGCGGCGGCGAATTAATACAATATACAGACACTAAAGAAGTATTCATTACCAAACCAATTAAGACGAGAGTAGACTTTCCAAATATCCATTTAACTGATAAAGAATGGAAAATGATACTGTCTAATACATGGGTCGATGGAACTATTCCTCACAAGCATAGGGAAAACTCTTTTTTATTTTGGAAAAAACCATTCTCTTCTGATATAATGAATGGATGAAGGTCTACCTTTGCGGTATAACGCAAAATCAACTTAAAAACATAGACGACCTAACTAAAAATTGCTATCAAGCTTTTGATGGTTTAATTTATGTTGATGGTGGATCTACAGATGGCACAAAAGAACTTCTAGAAGAGAGAAAAGGTTGCGGCCAAGTCATTTATCGCAAGTGGACTAATGACCACGACTTTCAGATGAATGAATTTTTGCGCCAAGGGCCAATGAAAATTGGCGACTGGTTTGTGCTTAGAGATTCTAGAGAAAGATTTAATACTGAATGGATTGCCGATATCAAGAATCTCATTTCCAAAGCTAAGAATTCAGGAATTAGATCAATATATAATTATGGCAAAGGCTTCGCTTTTGAATACTATGACGATATGTTCTTTCATGGCTCTCCTCATTGGGGATTAGTTGGAGCTAGAAATCAAGCAGTAGACTTAAGTCAATTCTTCGACGAAAATAAGAAAGAGCATACTTGGAGACTAAAAGATGGCGAGGATGACCCAGAAAGAGACGAGTCTTACTATATCGATCACTTTTTTAAATATTACTACGTCTACGGAAGAAGTAATCATCTTCTATTGGGTCGAGAAAATGATAGAGAAGGTTTTCAGAAAGCTGAAGCTAGAAGAGTAGAGTTTAGAATGTATTGTCATTCTATCGGTTTAGAGTTTACAGCAGAGTCATTTCTAAACTATTCAAAAAATTCTGGAGCAAATGATTTTAAGTTTAAGTCATTTATTAATTCAGAGGTTATTCTTAAAGATTTTTATAGAAAGAAAGTCCTAAACGAGCCTCTCAAAAGCATACAGGAAAACAAATTTTTAATCGTGACATGAAATTTTCTTCATATACTTCCGCCTTTAATCTCATCAAGATGGGATTCGATTGGCAGAACTCGCTTCTAAACTATTCTCAGTTTATGGACGAGGTAGTCCTAGCTATTAATAAATCAGAAGATAATACATTTGAAATAGTTAATCAGTTCATAGTTGATAGAGATATTTCAAACATTACTCTTTGTCAATGTAATTTTGATTATGATGACTTAGCGTTTGATGGCAAGATAAAGAATTTCGCTCTTCAGCACACTATTGGAGATATAAAAATTTCATGCGATATTGATGAAAGATTTCCGTTGTATCAGAAAGATCTGTGGAGAAGAGCCGCCGAATATCTACTTTCACAAAACCAAGCTTCTGCATTTCTAATTCCAAGTATTAATTTATGCGGTGACATTTATCATTATAAAGATATTGGCTATAAGTGGTATATGCACAAAGATGGTTTATATCGTGGTGTTGTTAACTTTGCCAAGAAACAAGACGGAAAGATAGATACAGACAAAAGCGACACCTGTGAATTAATCGACGCAAACGGAAACCTTGTACAAACCCTTATGTTCAATAATTCAATAGAAAAGCTTAGAGAAGGAGAAACTCCTTATGTTTTCCATTATTGGGCCGTAGATAAAAAACAGAGAGAAAGACAAAATGAATTCTGGCAACCTGTTTGGTCTAATCGCGCAGGGAAAGAAATAAATACAAAAACTGATTTTTCAAAGATAGAAATAAAAGAGCATAGTTTAAAGATATGAAAAATTTTTTAATAAATCAGTGTATAGAATCTGTTTATAATTCAGACAGGAATATTTCAAAAGTCAGCAATGATATTTTAAATATAGAAGGGATGAGCAGTCCCAAAGTTAGACACTTAATGAATAATCTTTGCTCTTTTGATAATTGTAGATATTTAGAAGTAGGAAGCTGGATGGGATCAACCTTATGCTCTGCTGCGTTTAAAAATAAAGGTCATTTTATAGGAGTAGATAATTTTAGCGAATTCCATTCTTCAGTAAATAGCGGACATAAAAACAGTCAAGAAACGATAAAAAATAAATTAATAACCAATATCAGTTCTTTAAATCAAAGAAATATAGATTTCCAAGAAAAAGATTTTTTTAGTTCTAATCTTGAAATAAAAGATAAAATAAATGTCTTTTTTTATGACGGTGTTCACAGTAAGAAAAGTCAATACGAGAATTTAAGCATAGCAAAACCTTTTCTTGATGAGTATTTTATTTATCTTGTTGATGATTTTTATTGCGAAGTCAGTCTTCCAAAAGCTTGTTCTTTATTTGCAATAAACGATTTTAAATTTGAAGTCTTTTTCTACTGCGAATTGCCCAGTAATAAAAAGGATGAACCGCTTTATCATGGAGGAATAGGAATGTTTGTTTTGAAAAATTATTTTTAATATATGAATCAGCTCCCATTAAATTTATTAATTTTTACTACTACTAGAGGTCACTTTGGATTTCAAGATGTTTACAAGACCTCTATTAATTTCATGGAAAAAAAGCTTGGAAGCTTAAATGTATTTTCCAATCGCATTGCTCATATAAAGGTTAGAGGGAATGAAGTAGAAAGAGAAAGATTACCAGAGATGGTATCTTTTTTTAATTCAAAGAATATTGAGACAATAGTTACTCATGGCGACTGGGAAAGAGGAATGTCTCATCAGAACGAATATCTTAAAGATATAAACAAGAGCGTTAACACTAAACAAATTCAATCTTCTCCATACACTCTTTGGTTTGAAGACGATTCGCCAATAGAAGGCAAAGATGTTTTTGATTCTCTTTTTAAATCAATTCGCATTCTTGAGCAAAATCAAGAAGTCTTAAATATAAGATACATAAGAGAAGGTCTAAAAGAAAACGAGCATTTTTATAAAATAGATCAGGAAATCTGCTTTTCAAATACTTTTGATTTTCAACCAAATGTTTCTAGATCTAGAGACCTACTGTGTGCTTCTAATTTAATAAATAGGAATTGGGAATACTTTAAAAATATACAGTGCGAAATGGCTTTTAGATTGGCGATGGAAAACTTCAGTGCTTCAAAATTTAAATTCTTAGGATTTAATCCTGATTTATATTTTTCGTATCATATTGGGACTCCAGAATATAATAAGTTTTTACAAGATCATGCTGACTATCTCAAATAACGCAGGTTCGTTAGGTGATTATCTAAGTTTAACCCCTTTACTTAATCACACTCAGTGTACTGTACAAATATTTGAAAACGAAAGATCAAGAGAACTGTCAAAAGTTTACGATGGTCTTGCAGATATTGAATTTGTAAATCATCCCGTTCCTCCTGTTAATCAGACAGATGAAGAAGTCTGTTTTTCACAAAGAATCTTAAATTATTACAAAGCATTTGATCAAAGCCCAATTCCCAAAATAAAGATAACGAAAGAAGAAGAAGAATGGGCTACTGAGTTTTTGTCTAAGTATAAAAATCCAATATGTTTCAATAGAACGGTTGGCAAACCAGACACGGGACATCCTTTAGCCAAGTATAGACAGATCTCAGTAAACATATCTAAACAAATAATCTCTCAGTGCGAAAGCTCTGGATATACAGTTTTAAATTTTTGTCTATCTTCTAATTATGAAAAAATAAGCAATGAAATCCCTGTTTTAGATTTACCAATAAGAAAACTAGCCGCTTGTTTCTATAAAATAAAAAAGTACATTGGCTCAGACACAGGAGATTATCATTTAATGCTTTCTGTCGGTGGAAACGTAAAAGTTTTGGTTCCTCCATCTGACTGGCACTATGATCATAAAAAGCATTTGTATTTAGATTACGCTTGGAAAAACGAACCAAAGAGAGCAGATTACTATTTAATAAAATGAATATACAATCAAAAAACCAATACGCAAGATTTTCTGCGTTAAAACAAATAGGCTTTAATCCTAAAAGAATATTAGATATTGGAGCTTATCAAGGAGAATGGGCATTAATGGCGAAAAATATTTGGCCCGATTCAGAAATAACATTATTTGAAGCAAACAAATTTTGCGAAGCTAAGATAAAAGAAAATGGATTTACCAATTACTATATAGAGGTTCTTGGGGACGAGAATAAAGAAGTGGATTTCAACGTGTGCCTAACTGGATGCGGAGAAGGGAACTCTATCTATAAAGAGCAATCTGTATTTCCATTTGACACAGTGAAGCGTCAAATGAAGCGACTTGATGACATAATCCAAAGTAAATTTGACTTTGTAAAAATGGACACTCAAGGTTCTGAAAAAGCAATTATTGAAGGAGGGAAAAATGTTATTGCTAATGCTCCGCTAGTTCAAATAGAAACTCAAGTACAAGAATATAATAAAAATGCGCCTTTTGTAAACGATATTATTAATTATATGATGTCTTTAGACTATAGGATTCTTGATATAACTGATTTTCATTATAATTCAAGCAATGTTCTGATTCAGGTAGACATTCTTTTTGCTAAGAAAAATATGCAGATTTTTAATTTGCCTTGCTATAGCTAATATGAAAAACGGCAAAACAGTACTAGCAGAAATTGGAGTTGGGCCTCTAAGCATGGCTTTTGGAAAATTAGTTTGGGACAGGCCAGACTTAGAAGTTTTAATGTTTGAACCTCATCCAAAATACTATGCAGATATAGTTAAAGAGTGTAATGGAAGACCAAACGTTAAAATATTTAATTATGCAATTGGAGATTTTGATGGAGAATCATTTTTTTATGATGACGAAACATCGTCTTCTCTTGATGGCATCCAATCTCCCATAATTCAAAACGATACTCCAGAGCGAAATAAAAACAAAATAAAAGTAAACGTAAGGAAGATATCTAATTTTGACGATGGTTCAATAGACTACTTAAGATTAGATACAGAAGGCGCAGAGTGGTTTACTTTAAAACATCTCGTTAGCAGACCAAGACAAATAACTGTAGAAATCTATAACGATCTAGCAACATATATTAATCCTTACTTGCTTGAAATAGAACAATGGGCAGCATTAAACGGATACACTAGAGTAGCTGTACAAGATTCTGATTTTATTTATGAAAGACAGTAAGCCAATAGAATTTTATCACGAACAAGTTAGCAAAATGATAACTATTACAATTATTAGATCTTTTATAAAAGACTCTAGTTGTAAAGAGCTTTCCGACATTTTATGGAGAATTTTTCATAAAAAAGAAAGGATTGTTAACAATATAGCTAAGTACGTTAAAGTAATGGTTGAAGAAAAAGATAAAAACATTGATGATGTGTTAAACTCTGTTTCATTTTTTGCTTTTATTTTAAAAGAATATGCGTACAAAAACATAGGTCAACCTATTAATAAATAATATGTATCACGAAATCATTCCTTCTTTTATAGATGTGCCTTTTAAATTTCACAAACAGGCTGTCTTAGGGTCAAGCGACAATGATATCCTTTGCGAAGTTAACTGTTCTTTTTTTGGAAAGACATCTTGTTACGCTTTAGAGCTAATGTATTTAAATCAAAAAAAATGCAAGTTCTACTGTTTTGATTTATTTAATTGCGTTCCTCACCCTGTTGATGGAGAACCGATAAGAGAAAAAACCCCTTGGGGTGAAGATACTAATAAATGGTTAGATAGAGTTGGCGGCAATCATAAACTTTTAGATGCTTTTGATTTTTATTTAGAAAACTTTCCTCATAATAAGCTTCTTACAAGCAGGGCGCAGTTTACTTCATGGCAAGCCGCTCATGAGTTTTTAGATAATTCCGTCTTCTATGTATTTATCAGATGCTCTGAAAACTATCAGCATACAAGAAATGATTTAATAGATTGGTTCAAAAAAATAAAGACTGGCGGCTCTATCGTTCTTTTCAATGCCAACAGCGAAGCAGTTAGAGCAATACACGATGTATCAAGAGAATTCGGTCTTAATAGTTCTTTTGAAGAAAACTGTTTTGTATTTAATAAATGAATAGAATAATCTTAGGAAACCAAGGTCAATTTGGAGACCTATGTATAAATACAGTTGCCTTTAAAAAAATAAAGGAATTGAACCCAGAATCTTTTCTGGTAATGTCTATTAATAAAAAATATACTGAAATCTCTCCTATATTTTTAAACAATCCATTTATCGATTCTTTAATCGTTTGGGATCAATACGATGGCTGGCCTAACGAAAAAGATTTGCTGTTAATAAAAAATTATAAAAACACCACTTTATACCATCCCATGCCGCCGCATACTAATAACGCATGGTTTTTAAACTCTCATCAAACAGAAGAAGCGGCGTTCATGAACGGATACAGCGGGAATAGATTTCCAAATGGCGAGCAATGCATCTTAACAAAATGGTTCGATACTGATAAAAATTTAAACTTTGTGGCCTTTTCTCCTTTTGCGGGTTTCTATAGTCCCAATAATAAGAAAATGTTATCTATTGAAAACGCTCAAAAAATTGTTAATTTAATTAAATCTAAAGGCTATAATGTAATACAATTAGGTGGGTCAAATGAACCTGTTCTTGATGGGGTAATAAAAGAAAACGGTTCCTTTTTCTCTTCGATTAAAACTGCTCTTTCTTGTAAATTTTATATTGGCACAGACACAGGGATGACTTGGATTTTGTCCGCTTACTCTCATCCAAGTCTTGGTCTTTATTCGTATGAATATTACACAAAAGATTATGTAAAAAATATTCAACCAATAAATCCAAATGCAATTTATTTAAGTGAACCCAATGTAAATCAAATAACAATAGAACAAATAGAAGAATCAATAAAGAATTTTTAATATGGGAAATCTAAAAACATTTAATGTAGGATATTTTAAGTCAAAAGTAAATGCAACAGCGTTTTTTGAAACCGGATTAGGATCTGGATCAGGATTATTATATGCTTCGATATTTGGATTTCAAACTCTTATTTCTACTGATATTGATAAAAATGCAATTCTAAGATTCAAAAGCCAATACGCCGAAGCTTTACAAAAAACAAACCAAGTTTTTTTATTTGAGGGCAATAGTGCAGAAGTTTTGGATAAAACGCTTCCTATTATAAGTAACCACAATTCATGCATTTTTTGGTTAGATGCTCATTTCCCCGGAGAGACAAGCGGATACTCTTACGAGCATGAAAAAGATATATCGGTAAGACTTCCCCTAGAACAAGAAATAGAAATTATTTTAAAGCACAGGAAGTCTAATAAGGATATTTTAATAATTGATGATTTGCGTATTTATGAAAAAAGAAATTACGAAGCCAAGTCATTAGACGATATAGGTCTTGGACATCTTGCTAAATACGATAATAAAGTAAATGAACTCTTAGCTCAAAAGTTTGATATTTATAAGTTTGATCTAGATACTGGATTTGTAGTTTGCCTACCTAAATAATATGAAAAAATTTGGAATAAGAATGGATGGAAATGAAACTTCTATCGAAGAATCATTTAAGAAATATTTAGAAACCAATGAAAGTGATTTTAAATATTTAGAAATTGGTGCTGCTGGCACAGTTTCTATGAAATCAATTTATGAAATTGTTTCTGAAAATATTAAACACAATAACTGGGAAATTCATGGTTTGGATTTGCCAAATGGCTGGAGCTTAGATTGGAATCAAATTGCAAACTTTAATCATCCTCTTTGTCTATATATTAATGGAATTCAGAATTTAGCTAGATTTGATACTTTTGCTAAAGCTTCTTTGTGGCTTCAAAGTGATCCAAGAAAGTGGATTTCTGAACTAAAAGATGAGTCTATTGATGTGTGCTTTATTGATGGATGTCATGGCGCACCGTGCGTAACAGCAGATTTTAAAGCCGTGCAATCCAAAATTAAAAAAGGCGGAATTGTCTTTTTTCATGATGCAGGAGAACCAGAGCAAGGAACAGACTGGCAAGGTCACTGTAATGAATATATCAATGTTAGAAAAGCTATAATAGACCTTGGACTATTTGAAAACAAACTTGAAAACTGGCAATTTGTAAACGAAACAAACGGAAGCAGAAAAAATGGAGGAGACGGTAACAGTTGCGTTTTTATTAAAAAAATTAAATAAATATGAATCAATATCTTAATCATTTTTTAAACTCAAAGGGAAATAGAGATTTAATATTTCAAGACGCATTAAACTCTTTTTCTGGAAAGTCTATTCGCATTCTTGAAATTGGAGCCACGAGAAATTTAGACAATTATTCTAGAATGGCTGATGGCTGGAGTTCTCTGCATTATTATTCTTATATAAAAAAGAATGGAGGATCTTTGACTATTTGCGACATAAGCGAATCTTCATTGAGCAATTGCAAAAAACTTTTTGAAAACCTAACATCAGATGTTGATGTAAAGTTTCTTTTAGCTGATGGTACAGCTTTAATAGATGATTCGTATGATCTTATTTATTTAGATGGAGGAGATGATCCAAAAGACATGGTAACTCAGCTTTCCAAAATTAATCTTAATTCTCAAAAAGTCCTATGCGATGACTTTCATACAAAAGGGTCTATAGCTAGAAATATTTTTTCAAATTGTACTCTTTATAAATGGGAAGGTTATAGTCACGAAATGGCTTTTTACAGACAGAATTACAAAGGGGTTATTTTTTGCAGCACCATACAGTAAATGAAAATTGCAAGCTTTGGTGCCGAACATTTTCTTGGTCAACTTCCTAGGATAAGAGAAGGTTGGCAATTTTTAGGTCATGAATGCTGCGAAGGCAAGACCGATATAATCTATTCTAATGACCCTTCTGGGTACGACAAAGCAATACAAGCAAAAGAAGTTTATGGCGGAATACTTATTTTAAATGTTTTAGATATCCCTTTTCATCTTAATGAAATAAACAAAATACTTAATGAACTAAAACCAAAACTTCAAAAAGCAGACATAATAACATCAATAAGTAAAACTACCGCTTTAGCTTTAAAAAAATACTTAGGGCTAAACTCTTATGTAATTTATAACCCAATAAAAGATGTAAGCTTTTTTAATTTAAAAAAAGAACACGCTTTTATGTCTGTTGGAAGACTAGCGGACCCAAATAAAAGATTTTATTTGACATTAAACTCTGTAAGCTTATTCAATCAAAAAATAAATATATTTGGATCAGATACTATTAATGTTCAAAACGACAAAATAAATGGACACGGCATAGTCTCAGACGAAGTGCTAGAAAAGTTTTATAACACCACAAAATTTTATCTAGCCACTTCTTATAACGAAGGATTGTGCCTCCCGATGATAGAGGCATTAGTTTGCGGCTGCATTCCAATCGTATGCCGAGACATGACTACAGCAGAGGAATTTATTCCAGAAGAATTTTTATGTGATCCAGATCACAATAAAATAGCAGAAAAAATCTCAATAATTAATCAAGAGTATGATTTATACCTTAAAATAGCATTAGCATTTGGAAAAAAGTACTCTAAAATATTTAACAAAAACTCTATAGCTAATAATATATTAAATCTACTATGAAAATAGGAATTCTAGGTTGTGGATATGACTGTGTTAACGATTTGGAACAGAGGCTAAAACCTTGGTTTGAGGCATCGAAAGAGTTTAATATTGTCTTTTCTTTTGTGTCTTGTATGTTTAAGGAATATAAAGACTTAAACGTTAACATAGACAATTCAAAAACAATTGAATATTTTAATAATTTAAAAAACAATGGTACTATACAGCATTTTAATACCTCTTCAGAAGCTCTGCTTGAATCTGACGCAAGAAACTTAGCTTTATTTCCCCTATTGTCTGACAATGTTGACTGCGTTTGGTTGCTGGATCTAAGCGATGAGTATTATTCTTTGAACGACATTAAATCGATTATTTCTTATATTAAGAACGATAAGTTCAATCAATGGTATGGGATTAATTTTAAGAACTACATTTTAGATGGCAAACAATGGATTGATGACTTCTGTCCACCAAGAATATTCTTTAATTCAAGAGGTTTAAAGGTTGTTAAATTTTATTGGGATAATGACCTCATTTATTCTAATGGTCGTGACGAATTAAATTATAAGTATCTAGTCAATCAAAAAATACCTAAACACTTTGCCCATGTCCGTCATATGACTTGGCTTCATTCTAATGGTAAACTAAAGGTGGAATACCAGAATAAACATTTTGGTCATTGTTCTTATAAGTGGAATTATTCTACTAATGAATTAGAAATCGACAGAAGTTTTTTTGTAAAAAACAATATCCCGCAACCTATAATACATTTAGATTAAATGATTAATCTTTGCGTAGATGAAGCTTATGCTTTTGATTATTTAAGCATACTACAGATAAAAAGTGGTCGATCAGAACAAGCTAAACAAGCTTGGCAAAACTGCTATAATTATCTAAAAGCGCAATTGCCAAATGACTTGTTTATCCAAATTATTAACTCACAAGAATATGAAAATGTGCTATCAGTTAATAAGAAAACTTTTGATGCTGTTGAGCTTGCTAGATATGGTAATATCTCAGCAAAAGAAGTTGATAGCGCGAACATGGAACGTCATTACGCGAAAATAGCATTACAAAAAAGATTTTTTCTCACTAATCTAACGGAACAAAAAACATGAAAAACGTAATAATTACAGGAATTTCTGGTCAAGATGGTTCTTACATGGTAGACTATCTTATTGAGAATACTGATCTTAATATATTCGGAGCCGTTAGGAGGCTTTCTAAACCAAATTATTCTAATTTTCAACAGCATCTTAATAACAAAAGATTTAACTTGGTGACTCTTGATCTTTCTGATTCTCAATCTATTGATAATGTTGTAAGAGAAGTTAAGCCTGATTATTTTATCAATTTCGCTGCCCAATCTTTCGTTGGTTCAAGCTGGCAAATTCCAGAACAAACGTTTGACGCAGGAGCTATGGGCGTGATAAGATGCCTTGAGGCGATTCATAAGCACTCTCCTTCTTGCAGATTTTATAATGCTGGAAGCTCTGAAGAGTTTGGAGATGTAAAGTATGCTCCTCAAGATGAAAAACATCCTCTTTCGCCAAGATCTCCTTATGGTGCTGCAAAATGTGCCGCAAGACATATTGTTAAAGTGTATCGTGAGTCTTATAATCTTTTTGCAATTCAAGGATATCTTTTTAATCACGAATCTCCAAGAAGAGGAGAAGAGTTTGTAACTAGAAAAGTTACTAAAGGCGTAGCAAGAATCATCAAAGCTATCAACAAAGGAGAATCATTTGAACCAATTCGTCTTGGAAATGTTGATGCAAAGAGAGACTGGAGCCATGCTTTTGATTTCGTAGACGGTGTTTGGAAGATGTTAAATCAAGAAAAGCCAAACGAATACGTTCTCTCTAGCAATGAAACTCATACAATTAGAGAATTTATTGAGCTTGCTTTTAAAGAAGTAGGAGTAGAAGGTTTCTGGCACGGACAAGGCACTAATGAAGAATATTCTATTTCGACTGAATACGCCATCAGGAACGAAGTCAACTCATCTGTACTGGTCAAAATCGATCCAAAGTTCTTTCGCCCAGCAGAAGTTGAGCTTTTGCTTGGTGACTCAAATAGAGCTAGACAAGAACTTGGCTGGAATCCAAAATGGTCCTTCCGCCAATTAGTAAAGGATATGGTCGCTTCTGATTTGAACTCTTAAAATGGCAAATTGTAAAGACATTGTTGTAAAATTTGTAAAAGAAGGACATATAGACTGGTCTAGGGATATGAAAGCCGCTTCAAGGCTTTTGAAAAAATTCCCTAATAAGGATTTTTGGGATTGGGTCGAGCCTTATCCCTTGGTTCCTAATCTTCACTTTTTACAGTCCAAAGAGAGTTTAGAAATACTAAACAATAGATATAAGCTTTTTCTTCAACAAAAAGACCTCAAGGAGTCTAAAGAAAAGCTCAAAGAAAGCTTTGACTCAAAGCTTGCGGTAGGCTATAATGAACTAAGCGGCAAAGTGGGCGAAGATATTCCCATTGTAAAAAAGCCCAAAACTTTAAAAGAATTCCTGAATTATGGCAAGACCTCCGAAACAGCAGCAAGCTGAAGAAAAAGTATCAACAGTTGGAGCTTCAAGCAGACTCCAAGCGATTTTAAATAATAAAGATCATAAAGATGATCATTTTAATTTTGAAGAAGCAGTTACTTGGAAGATCTCGACTGGCAGTCTTCTCTTGGATGCAGCAGTTGGTGGAGGCATCACTCCTTCTCTAATTCGTCTTTGCGGACCAAATAACGAAGGCAAAACTCCGCAAGCTCTAGAAATTTGCAGAAATTTCCTTGCAGAAATCCCCAAGAGCAGAGTAGTTTGGGTGTTGGCAGAAGGACGTTTGTCCAAGGAGAACAGAGAGCGTTGCGGGATGAAGTTCGTTACCGACGCTTCTGAATGGACTGACGGCTCTGTCTTCATTCTAGAATCAAATGTCTATGATTTAGTAATTGACGTTATTAAAGATCTTGTCCTTAATAATGCAGAAGATCATCGTTATTGTTTTGTGATTGATTCTATGGATGGTCTTATCTTGAAGAGGGACAAGGACACCAGCCCAGCAGACGCAAGCAAAGTTGCAGGAACTCAAGTTATCAGCAAAAAGCTTTTGCAGTCACTAAGTATTGGAATGTTCAAGCATGGTCACTTGATGATTGCTATTAGTCAGATTACTTCTGAAATTAAGATCGATCCTTATGCCAAGAACGCCCCAAGAGGAGGAATGTTTAGCGGCGGAAATGCGCTCTTGCATTGGGCAGACTTCATCCTAGAGTACAGCCCAACTGCAATGGGAGACTATATTCTTGATAATCCATCGGGCAAAATGAATGACGGCAAGACCAAATCAATTGGAAAATATTCCAAAGTAATGATTCAGAAGTCTACCAGCGAAGCTACTCGCAAGAACATTATTCAGTATCCAATTAAATTCGGCAAAAAGCCCTCTGGTATTTGGGTCGAATATGAGATTCTTGATTGCTTACTGATGTGGGATCTTGTTGTTGCAAAGGGCGCATGGATCACCGTTGATGATTCTTTAATTGAAGAATTGAAGACTGTTGGAATTGATATGCCAAAGCAACATCAAGGAAGAGAGAATTTCAGAAAATGGCTTGAAGAAAATGCTGACGCAACTAAGCATTTGTTCAATAAGCTTAAAGCCGTTCAATCAAAATGAAGCTTTATTCTGTAACCGGCAGAATAATTAACAAAAATGTTTCTCAATTTTTAATAGATTGGGAAAAAGAGTCTCGTTCTAAAATTCAATTTCAAGTAAAGCAATTCTTGAAACCATTTTGGAAGACTCACGTTTGTTATGAAGAGTTTCCGGTTTTCGGAAGCAGAATGAAGGTTGATTTCATTAACATCTCTCGCAAAATAGCAATAGAAGTAAATGGCGACCAGCATTCTTCTTTTAATAAATTCTTTCATAACAACTCAAGATTAAATTACCTTAATTCTATTAAGAGAGACTACAAAAAGTCTGTGTGGCTAGAGAAGAATGGCTTTCAACTAATAGAATTAGAGACCAGCGACTTAAATAAATTAAGCTATGATTACATAAATCATACATTTAATATATCGTTGGTGTAATATAATCTGTGGCAAAAAATAAAGAATTTCATTTCCCAGATAGCATTCTATCACAGATAGATGAATGCTCGCAGGGAGGATTCTTGCTGTTTACCTTTGACAAAAAGGGTATGCCTGAAGTAAGGTCTAAATTCGACAATGCACAAAACGCAATGGCGATGCATTATTATATTAATAATTGGCTTAGTGCTGTTGAGCAGATTAATTTAGAGAACACTATTCACAACATTATTGCCTCTGATCAAGAAGATGAAGACGGTGAAGATGAAGACGGTCCTGCTAGTAAGTAACTCTTTTTTTAGTTAAATGAAGCTTTCCTCTATTAAAGTAGAGCAGCACTTGCTTGGTGCGCTCATTAAAAACCCAGAAGCATTCTACGATTTAGATCATTTTATATCAGAAATTGATTTTACAAATGATGTAAATGGAACAGTTTATTCTGTAATTCGACAACTTTGTAATTCCAAAGAGAAAATTGACAAAGTAATATTAGCTCAAAAGATTCAGAATCTTGGAATCTCATTTCAAGAAGATCTTGATATATATGATTATATTGACTGTATTTCTTTGCCAGTATCAAATAAAGAATCTGCTCTTAAATACGCTCAAGAGTTAAAGCAGTTTTCTATTCGCCGTGATATAAAAGGGATGGCGCAAAGAATCATAGAAACTGTTTCTACCAATCCTGATAAAAATGTTAATCAATTAATAGCTGAAGTAGATTCAATATATGGCGAAAAGATTAATTCTTTTGATGCTACTGAAGAGATTAGGAATATCTTTGAGGACATAGAGGCGTTCATAGAAGAAAAAGGCAATAATCCTCAAGATGAAGCAGGTATAGAATTACATTATCCAGAGTTTGCAAGACTCTATGGCGGGTTAAGAAATGGAAACGTCTACGCTATTGTAAGCCGCCCCGGTCAAGGCAAAAGCTCCTTCTTAGTTGAGATGTCTCTCGGAGCTTATTTAAAGAATAAAAAAGTTAGCGTTCTTTACCTTGATACTGAAATGTTCTCAGAAGATGTTAAACTTCGTATTGCAGCAGCAAAGACCGGAGTTCCTTTCTGGTACATTGACACAGGAAACTGGCGTAAGAATCCTGAAATGGTAACTAAAGTCAGAGGCTTCTTAAAAGAATTTAGTAAATATAATTATACTCATCATTGTGTTGGCAATAAAGGTATTGATGAGATTGTTTCTTTTATTCGTAGATGGTATTATAGTAAGGTTGGAAGAGGAAATCCTGCTCTTATTTGCTATGATTATGTTAAACTTACCGGAGAAAAGGTAGGCCAAAACTGGGCAGAGCATCAAGCTATCGGTGAAAAGATCGATAAACTTAA